TATCATTGGTTTGAGGAGCTTGGCTTTTTTTGAAAAACCATGCTTTTACAGAATTGGTGTGTCCAAATTTAGACCTGATTTAGCGATCATTCAACACTTCTGGGAGTGTTTGATAATCGACTCCGCTAATTGCGGTGCCGCTGTAGGTGAGGTTAACGGTCATCGATCCAGCGGTACTTCCAGTACGAGTGAGCCGGAAGATGCCGCCAGTGTTGGGTTCGGCAGCATGAGCGACAACCGACGCCGAGACAGTCAAAACATCATCGCTGAGCACGTCGATCGTAGCTGTGCCGATATCGATCGTATAATTGCTAGACAAAATAATTGTCGCGACGATCGATTCCGGCGGTTCGGCAAAGCTATCGTCGATCGGACTGATTATAATATCTTTTGAATATTGTCCTGCGGCGAAGGTAGCTACTAAAGGACTTCCTGGATTTTGATAGTCTGTACCTTTGATTGCGGTACCTGTGAAAACAATATTTACCGATAGTGGCTTACCGACAAATCCCGTTCGAGAGAGTCTGAATTTGCCAGGTGAGTTTGGCTCCGCCGCATTAGTAATCCCAGCGATCGAGACTTTTGGCATGTTGAGAGAAAAAGTCGGCGCATTTCCTTTGTATTCAATCGCCTCGAATTCGCTATCCCAGTAGTCATTTCCGTTGCTTCGAGAATGAATTTTAGAGGTTGGCAACTTATTTAGTCGATATAGTCTAGCGATAGAATCTGCGGGTGACTGCCAATAAAAAGGGTATGAAGTTCCGACTTCGCGAACAAATTCCCACCAGGTATCGTGAGCAGCTTTTGGCATGATTCGCAACGCCGTACTAAACACGTCAATTAGGGGGTTATCCACAGCGAAATTCGCCTGTTCCAGTCCTTCTCCAAAAGGAGTTTTTACCTCCAATATTTTAGGCGGGTATTGGAAACCTCTTTCCAAATATTTAAGCAAGGATGTGGGGAAGTCGGGAGCATTCCCCTGATATATATAAGAAACCCCTCCACCAGCAGAACCAAACGGCATTAATAACAACCTCTAGCGATATCCATTTAATGTGCCCCCAGGTCTTTTTTCTTTAGCTACTAGATTATAAAATACGTTTGTAGCCATTTGGGCAAAAGCTTGCGCCCCGTCAGTATTTACCTCGGCACTACCGTTACTATTGAATGTAATGCTCACGTTAGTATTCCCAAATTTGCCAGCTAAATCGTTCATTTTTACGGGGATAGAGCGACCATCGGGCAATGGCACTACCGCCTCATTATATCGCCCTTCTCCGATTAAGGCTAATTGACTGCCGCTAGTAATTCCGCCGCTTCCGAATGCGCCGCCGGGGATAATCCCGCCATCCGCGAAGCCAAAAATTCTTTTGGCAAATCCAAATAGATTACCAAAAAAGTCATTATTGGAATTAGGACTGGGAGGTCCGTATACTTCTGGCGTTCGCGCTAACTGTCCGAACGGCAGCATCCGCAGAAAATCTTGCTGTCCCGGTTGTGCCGTTGGATGGTTCCCCGTTCCAAAAATTAGTCCTGATAAAGAATCTGTCAACTTGCTGGCAAATCGATTGCCAATCTGGCGCATCAATCCATTCCAAGCATTTCCAAGCGATTCGATCGCGGACTTCCCTTCAAAGAAACTGGCGAACATGCTGTTAACCTCTCCTCTGGTAGTGCGAATGAGAAATCCGAGGTCGGAGAATTGAGAAGTGAGGGCTTGTAATTTTAGATCTTTTACTCTTTCGAGTTCTGAAAATAATTGGGAGGCTTCGGCTGCGTTGATTTCGCCTCTCGACAGTTTATTGGAAATGTCATCGCGCTGTTGCCGATGTGCTAGTTCCAGATCGGCAACAGCAGCATCTCTCTCCAGATAACCGCTATTAGTCTCGTCGCCGATAGATCGACGAACTTCAATTCCGGCTCGAAGAATATTCAGATTGGAACTGGCGAAGGTAGATTGGCGGGTAAATTGATATTGGCGAAGTCGAATCTGTTCTTCAGTTTTTGCAGTCGTCAATTGCCGATTTAGCAATCTGATCGTCTGTTGGTGTTGCTGGTAAGCCAGTTCTAGCTGCTGGCGAATTTGTGCCTGTACTTCTGGTAGTTCCGATCGTTCCCATCGGTCTAGTAACTCCTCTCGTTGATTTTCGTAGCGTTGTTTTTCTCCGGCTGTATCTGCTCGATACTGTAAATCGATAGAATTGCCTTCTGGAGTGAAATTTAGATTGGGGTTGAAATGGGAGAAAGCCGCAAGGGAACGAGAACGAGTTCCTAGAAGATCGATATTTAGTTGACCACTTTCATTGCTTAATTGTCGTTCGGCAGTGCGACGATTAATTTCACGATCGACTTCGCCGTATCTTCTTTCTCTCCTGGCAGCGGCTTCGCGGGCGCGGTATTTTTGCTCTTCTCGTTGTAGTGCCTGTTGGTAAAGTTGTCGATTGGTAACCGGATTTGAACTGAATCGGCGTTCGACAAATTGACGATCTAAATCGAACTCGGATTGTGCGCGATCGACTCTCGCCGAGCGTAAGTTGTCAGCTTCCCGAGTATATAAAGGATCGTTGTCAGGGTTGATTCGAGCGGTAGGATTTCGCTCGGCAAACGACTGCAAAAATTGAGTGCCGTATTGATTGATAGTGTTGACTTGTTCCCCAAAAAGACGATCGCGAGAAATCTGTTGCGATCGGTCGGCCATCCGAGTCAACCGCGAAATGTTTGCCAAGGCACGGGTTCGTTCTGCTGGCAACTGTTGGCGGTAGTTTTGGAGTTCTACTAGTCGCTTTTCAATATTTGGAATTTCGGCATTCAGTTGATTTCTCGTATATTCAGCAGTTTGTTTTTCCCGTTCGTCCGTCGCAGGATTTTCAATGATGGGAGTGACAGTTTGAATTGTCTGACGAGCCGTTGCAATTTGCCGCTGTAAGTCGAAGATTTGTCGTTCCAGCTTTCGGTCTTCTTCATCAAAAGTTCGATTGGTTTCTCGTAATTGTTGAGTCAGGTCAGTTTGAATTGATGGAATAGCGCTACGATGGAATAAATCCTGTAGAGACTGAATCGTTTGCCGTTGATTGTCGCCAGCAGTCAAACGACCTTGGCGAAAACTTTCATCGGTGTTTAGGATTTCTCGATTGGCATTAGTAAGAGCATTTCTTAATTCCGATTGAGTATTTAAGCTATTCCCCTCGATATTTTGGGTATCGATTCGATCGAGTAGAGGTGAGGCTGGATTTGTCAATTCCCGTGCGGTGGGGACTTGAGGAAGAGGTGTGGGGTTCGTCGGTCTATTAGATGATGCAGGCCGAGTATTAGCAGCAGTTTGTCGATCGCCATCGGCGAAGGTATACGATCGTCCAGCCGGAGTTAAGGCTCCTCGCCGAACTTCTTCGCGAAATAAGGCAAAGAGAGACTCATCCGTTTGCCCCTGAATTCGCATAAAGTTAGGTCTTAAAGATTCCCATTCGGCACTGGCAGCTTCTCTAAATCGCCGGAAGCTTGCTAGTGTTGGATTGGCCAATAAATCCTTTAACTCGCGTCCGCCACGACCGCGCATTTGTAGTTTTGCGATCGCCATCAAGTCCTGAGAAACTGGATCGAATCCTTGAATATCTGGATTGAATTGACGCAGGTCATTATAATCAGTCGCATTAAATCCGTAGCGACCGATGTTCTCTCTAACCGATGGCCAACCACTATTCGGTGGGACGATCGAACCTCCGCCAGGACCGAAGAAATAGCTATTGCGCTCGGAATAATTAAGTGTTTCCCCTCTCGAAATAACCCCTAGTGCTGCGCGTATTCCTGTCGATTCGGGGATTGCGGAGATTTCTTTTTGAGGGGCGAGAAAATTGCTGTTGAAGCGCAGATTGCCGTTGGCACCAGTATATTTTCGTCGGATTGGTAGGCGACGATCGACTGTGGGGATAGGGGGAATAGTTGGGATAGGACGACGAGTACGATCCTCTAAAGAAGTCGCCGAAGGAACCGATCGCGTCCCGCGCGCGGCAGGCGATCGGCGAGGGGGATTCGCTCTTCGCTGTTGCGAAAAGGGAATGCGACGACCTCTGTTCGGGTTGGCGATCGACGGTATATATCGCTGAAATTCTTCGGGTGATATAGTTATCGGGACTGGTGGAGCCTCACCTTGAGGCACGCTAGGTTGAGAAGTTGCCGGTGAAGAGCCGCCAAAATTGCCAGTTCGCAAAGCAGTAAAATATCGCTCCCAATCAGCCGCCGATAGTTCCACATGGCCGTGGATGCCCGTAGAAGTTCCCGTACTTCCTTGTATTCCCAAACCTTGGCCGGGAACGACTCGATCTCCTTCCCCTACCAAAAATTGTGAGAGGTGCGCGTATCGACCTAAAATACGATCGTCATCACCGATGACAGTGACTAAATTCCCATATCCTCCCGATGCAGCTTCTGGTGTCAATACGACTCTACCAGCGGTAGCTGAAGGAATGGGGATCGAAACGCTCCCATTCCGGTTGATAACAAAATCTTTGACTACGCGGGGGCCACTACCGATGACGCCTTGTGCCCGTTCCCTTGCCGTTACATCCGATCTGATAGCTTCCCGACGACCGCCGATCGTCGCGAATTGGTATGCAGGGCCATCGTGGTGCGTGTTGATTTGCGAGTAATTTGTAATCGGTTTGCCGCCACTCAGGAACGTTACCGGTTGATTCTGAATTGCGCCGCGATCGTTGGGACGAGGAGGGGTTGGGGTGTCAACAGGTTGAGCGCGATTATTCTGTTCGTTCACGCGCTGTTGTTCTAGCCGCCGATCTGTCGATTGCTGGATGATTTCTCTGGTTCGATTGCTACCACGGTTGATTATTTCGGGAATCGATCCGAGAGTTTCAAAAATACCGGCCACACTCTCAACAAATTGAGAGACAAAATTCTGTCCCCCATTCAATGCCGAGAGTAGTTGAGACCGAAGACTTGTCCGGTTGAATTGAATTTTGGCTAGGTTAAAAGCAGATGCCGACTCTTCCAACTGACGGCGAATCGATCGGTGGTAGTCACCCATTGCTAGTTCGGCTTGAATCCCCGCTCTTCTCTGAGATGCGAGATTTTCACTAAGGGACTGTTCCCCTCTTATGAATTCGTCTTTCAGTTTGACGTACAATGCCATCCGACGCACTATTTCGAGTGTTTCTGGGTTACTCTTATTAGCATCCTCTAACTCCTGAATCTGTTCCAGAGTTATTGAGTCGAGGTCGGTATTTTTAGAACTCAGTAATTCGTTGGCAATGATATTGTTGCGAGGTTGTCTTAAGTCCTGAAGCAGTTTGTCGGCTCTGTTTCGACGAGCTTCATTCTCTAACCTTAGCTTGTTTTCCTGCAACCTCATCGATTCAGCTTCGATCGCCCCAGTATTCAACGGATTCGCCGTATTGTTTAAATTAATAGTACGAGCGATAGAATTTCGTTCGATCGTCTGAAGAGCTTGCCCCATGACTCCGTTTAATTGTAGGAAGTTATTCTTTAAGTCTACCAGCCGTTCGGTCGTCTGATTGGTAGCTTTTCCCAACGAGGCTTGAACCTTGCGCAATTCTTCTAATTCGCCAATTAGAGCGTTTTGCTGCGCCAGTCCAGTCCCTCTCGTCTGTGGGTTATTAATCAATGCTTTGAGTTCTTTACTCTCCAACGTTTGCTTGGTATTAGCGATTAATGTATCGATGCCTGCTGCCGCATTACTCAAAGGTCTTAATATCTCAATTTTTTCGACATTTAGCTTTCCTTCTCTTTCGTTGAGAGACTGTAATACTTTAGAGTCTTTTGTGTAAGGATTGTTACGTTGCAGGTTAATTAGAGTAAGTTCTCGATCGATTTCCTCGATTCTTTGTTGGTTGACCAGGGGAAGGATATTATTAGCAGTCGATCGACTAGTTCGTGAAACGCTGAGCAGTTGGTTAATGTTTAATTGCGCATTATTTTGCCGTCCCTCCTCGAAAGTAGTTGCACTTCCCCAGAATAGAGGGACTAATGGAATTGCAGACTGTCTTAATTGAGTGGGCAAGATGGGGACGGGAAGTTTGCGGAAGGCTTTGATCGTTCCATCATAAGCATTTTCCAATATGTTCCCCCCCTCGAAGGCACCCTCTATTTTAACCGGAGTTGTTGCACCAGGCTTTAGCCTATTCAATGCCTCTTGCATGTCGGCGAGATTTTCTGTGGCTTTTTTTACAGAATCGCCAAAAGCCTCCATTGAGAGATCGCCGCTGGCTACTTTTATCGAATTGATTATAGAGCCTATTGCCTCAAATCCAGCAAGAGCGAGGGCGATCGGCGCGGCAATCCTTCCGATCGACAAGGCAGCGGTGCGCGCGCCTGCCGCGAGACTCGTCCAGGTCGTCGAATTGCCCAAGGCTTGGAGAGCGAAACTGGCTTTTTGAATCACGTCCTTCAAGGTAATTACTTGAGGAATTAACCCCACCGATTGGGCTAATTGGATGACGAACCGTCCTCCAAAAACAAGGGCTGAGGCTGTAACTGCTTTAGACAAAAAGTCGAAGTGTCTGGTTAAAAGTTCAACACCTTTAGTGACAGCATTCAGCGTAACAATAGCTCCACTCTCAAGCACTTGCCCTGCTTTTATTTGGAGTTCTTGAGTTGTATTCCCCAGGCGCGTCATTGCGTGATTCCCGCTAGTAGAAAGTTCTTTGATACCTTGAGTGGCTTCGGTATCAATTTGAACTGCTAGCTTGAGGGTGGCGTCGCTACCAAGACTACCTCCTTGGGACATCAACTTTGTCAGTTGAGGCGTACTCATGCCTAGCGCACGAGAGAGTAAGGGGATGGCATCGCTGAATCCCGACTCTGCTAGTTGCCCACGTAGTTCTTCCGCGTAGATTCCACCTTTGCCAAGCATTTGCTTGACAGCGGCGAAGGCTCGTTGCTGCTGATCCGCATTTAAACCTCGAACTGCTGCCCCTTTCTTGAATGCGGAGCCGATAAATCCGGAAAGGTAACCTTCAAATGCAGATCCTTTCGTGGCTCCGGCTAGTTCGGTATCGGTATCGATCGACTGGCTGAGATCGATGCCCAATCCGCTTGCTTCTTGCCGTGATTTTTCTAATAGTTGTTGGCCACCAGATCGGCTGCCAGTCGAATATGTTGCTCGTAAGCTGCGAGATTGATAATCAAAAGCTTTTTTGATGTTGGTAGTGCTGAGTAGCAAGGTGCCAGCGCCAGCCAGCCCGAGGGCGAGTCCCGCTGCATTACCAACTAGACTGCGCAAAAATCCAAAGGCGGCAGAAATGTATTGGCTGCCAGGGACGAGGGCAAAAATATCTTGGGCGAATTTCTTGACCGAACTACCAACATTTTTGAAGGTCGCAATTAGGCTGTTTTCTTTACGCTGAAAATTAACAAATTGTTGCAACCAACTAGGTTGGGATTCGGTAGAAGTATCTCGCTCGGAAAAGTAATTTTTGACGAACTCTGGTCTGGGTGGAAGTGGCGGCTTTCGCTCGGAAAAGTAATTTTTGACGAACTCCGGCCTGGGTGGAAGTGGTGGCTTTCGCTCGGAAAAGTAATTTTTGACGAACTCTGGCTTGGGTGGCAGTGATGGCTTTGTTCTGCCTGCATAGTCCGTTTCCGGACTATCAATTACTGATTGTGACCCACGCAATCGACCGAATAAATTACTGACTTTGCCCCGCAGTCTCTCGAATATTGTCGCAAGATCGGGAAGGTAAATATATCCGCCGTCATCTTTGTGCGGTTGATAGCCAATAATTGCCTGTCTGAAAGCTTGAGCAAAATTTGAGTTGGTGACTTTCTTTTCTTGTTTGCCAATGGGCGTTGTGCTCTGGCTCGTGCTTCCTGTGTGGGGTTTGGTGTATTGGACTAAATTTCCTTTGTATCCGTTCAGTCTGGCGATCGCTTCTTGGTACCGCACTCGATCGGCTTCGGGCGCAGATGATTGCATTTGTTGCAATTGAGCCACCATCTGTTCAATTTTAGCGACAGCGATCGGCGTTTGGTCGCGGATTATCTGGACGAGTTGGGCTGAACTGATTGCGTCCTGCTCCGAAAAACTGCTGTTATTTTTATTCTTTTTGATTTTGCTAGTTATTTCTGATAATTTACTGTAAGCAGCTTTAAAACCCTCTTTAATTTTTTCGATCTCGCCGACAAATTGTTCGATTGAATCCAAATTTTCTGAGACGGCTTTTAGTCGAGATAGTGGCTCTCGAATTGCCGTCACTTCGATGATCGCGCCATTTGGATCGATCGCCGGTGCTAGTCGCGCTTGAGATCGAACATTGGGTAAAGTCCCAGGCGTAATATTGCGTGCATTGACAAACTCGCCTTGGACTATCGCTGAAGGTAATTGCAGGGGTTGCTGTTCCTTTTGACGATCGGGCAATAAACTAATTATTTGTCTGGTCGCTTTTTCCGCAGTGGATTGGGCAATTTGATTTAAATTACTATTATAACCAGGCAAAGCTTTCGACGCTGTGCTACCAGCTTTTAGGGCAGCACCACCAGCCAAAAAAGGAGCTGCTAACGTACCAAGACCTTCCGCTAACCCACCGGCACCTGCCGTCAGAAATTGGGAAATCCCTTGTGAAATTTGCGGAACGGCTCCTTTTAATAAAGGAACATTACCTAATGCAGCTTCCGTCAATCCCCCGACACCTGCTGATAATTGTCCGGCGAGAGCTTCGATCGGCATATGAGCTAATGTCGAAACCCCTTGACCTAGCAGCCCGATCGCTTGCGCACCACCAGGTAGACGAGAGGCGATAAAAGCCGCACCCAAAGCGTTAACGGCATTCGCGCCAGTTTGTCCCAGGATGGCTTTTTGCGCACCGTAGGCAACACTGAGACCGCCGCCGATAATCGTCACGGTTCCCCGCGCGGCAATACTCAGTCCGTTAGCAGCAATTTCTCTCGCTTTGGCCGTTGCCGTTAATTGAGTGCTGTTTTCTCTCCGACTCAACGCTCCGCCAGCCTCAACGGTGGGGGTTGCTGTGGATAGTGGAGTTGGTTTCGTTGTCTGACGGCGACTCTGCCGTTGATAGCTGGCGCGTGCCTCTAACGGGACGATCGTACTAGGATCGGATAATTCCGCAATTAAGCGATCGAGTTCACCATTAATACCCTCCTTTTTGAGTCCCAGCGTGCCAATTGCATTGCGACTTTGCGAGCGGAATTCCTTTCGATATTGTTGTAGTTCGGTGGCTAATTGAGTGGCAATTTGACCAGCCTCCAGGCCGGGGTTCGCATCGATTCGCGTCTTGATGTCTCTAGCTTTGGCGATCGCCGTGCGGGTTTGTTCGTAAGATCGCGGCTCGGCTGCTGTTCGGACATAAACCTCTTGAAATGTAGCAGCGATACTTTCTAGTTGTTTTTTTTCGGCTCCGATTGCTCCAGCAATATATCTTCGTATAGTTTGGAGGTTTTGATATGCCTGCCGAGCAATCTCTTCAATCTCCCGGCTACTTTTGCCAGTTAGATCTAAGTTTTTAAAGGCATCTGCTGCTTCTTGGATTTGGTCAATTTCTTTTTTCTTTAGCTTTCCTGGCGTACCTTTTAGGAAATTCTCCAGTTCGGCGACTTTGGCCTCTTGATAATGCTCAAAGGGATGGCCTTGTACGCCAAGGATTTGATTTTTGGGTCGTCTGGCTAGTCCAATTCGACTATAAAGCCCATAGGTTTCAGCTCCAAGAAATTCATCTGGGCTGATAATTTTTCTCCCGTTGTTTCGAGTGATTCCTCCAATGAAATCTGGAGTCCCCACACCCAAATATGAGGCTTTACTAATACCAGCTAAACGCAAAATCTGAGCGGCTTCTTCTGCGGCGAACCCTCCACCAGATTCTCCTAAAAATTTAATCTGAAGATTGGGATTTTTCTGCAAGGCGACTAGGGCTTGGGCTGCCATTTCGACCGCATCGTTACTATATCCACGGAGGTTCGGACGAGCCAGAGAGGTGGCAAGCGCTCTGGCTTTCGCACTCGCCCGCCCCATCGCCTCTTTGGGGATATCCGTTTCCTCGTTTTTAGTCCAAATTACGACCGCATCGTCAGCGGCTGAAGAACGGATTTCTTTCGCTAATCGTTTACCCGAAAGTCCGCGCGCACCAGCATATCCACCCGTCACAATAATTAATTCTTTGGTATCGGGAGTGACGGCATTGCCGGTGTTGAGAGTTTTGCCTGAATGAACTATTTCTTGCGCTCTGGCAACGGCTTGGGGGATAGCTAGATCGCGGATGGCTTGCTCGCGATAGTTGCGCAAGGATCGATCGATAGTGCCAAAGGGATTGGTAGCTGCCGCTTTTTCTACAAACGTATCTCCAACTTCTCGCGCGGCGACGGTTAAATCCTGCTTAGCCCTCTCTCCAATCCTTTGAAATTTAGGAACGGCTACTCGCAACCCTTCTGAAATTCGATCTTGAATTGTGGGTGCAACTTCAACTTTTTTCCCCTGCGAATTAACGACTGTTTTTCGGTAGTCGATCCCACTAACAATTGCATCGCCTACAGCGTATCGAGCTTGCAAACCTACCTTGCCAATCTCGCTTCGCAGATTTTGGATCGACTTTTGGATTTCCCGATCGTCCAATACCCCCTTGATTTGTACGGCAGGGATGTTGGTCATCCGCTTGACTGATTTGGCTAGATCGAAACCGAAATTTTGACGCAGGCTACTACCAAGCCCCTTCAAGATTTGCGTCCCAATTTGGATGCCAATCCCTTCTTTGATACTTCCTAAAAAGCTGTTTTGTTCGGAGATTTTGATTTTAGAATTTTTTGTAATATCGAAAGTATCGATACCAATACTAGGCGATTGCCTGTGGCGACTAAATTGCGCTAGTCTTTGTTCGGCGGCGTCGAGTTGGCTTAAATCGACGAGGGGAACGATCGGGTTAGACCGAAAATCAGAGATTACTTCTTTTAAGTGAGTTTGTTTTTTAGATAGATGTTCGTTTAATGCTGTAAGGCGACGATCGTCTACTTGAGGGACGATCGTCTGTTTATTTAAATTGGCAATTTGTTCATTAATATTGGCGGTTGATATCTCAACTCCTATTTTTATAGGATATTTGCGTGCCATCGCTTGCATTTCACGCAAGCTACGAGACAATAGTGCCTCAGCGACGATCGTCCCTTCTGCAAATACCGACAACGCAACCTTTAACGGCGTTGCCTTTACCTGTTTTTGCAGCGTGGCCAGTCCATCGGCATCGTCGATCGTCAAACCCACCCGAATATCAGCCAGTTGGCTGGCACGATCGCGGATTCTTGACAGTAGACCATCGAGATCGGCCAAGTCCTCTGCACCTTCGCCGACAGCGAAAGAAATTGACAAAGGTTCCTTAGTAGCCTCCCGCATACGATCGAGCGACTTCATGAGATCGGCTTCCGCCGCCTCAGTACCTACCGATAATTCCTTCCTCAGTTGGGCATCCCAAGCTTGCGCTCGGGCAGCTATAAGATTAGATGCCCTGTCTAGATCGGATTCCAGTCGATCGAGAGGAGCAAAAATATCTAACCGTAAATCACCTAATGAGGTAGACATTTAATTTTCTTCTTCCATTCCCTAAATAATGGTTTCAAGTGGTCTGTAACAAAGGGATCGATATTGCCCGCCTCGATTTCCTCAAACAAGATTCCGATCGTTTCTATTGAAGGCATCAAGGTATCTTCCGCTGTTTCATTTCCTTCGTTTTCCTCAAGATCGGGATCGAACGTCAAAAACCGCCGAAAATTTGGCTGGTGCTGGTGCTTGCCAAAAGATGCCAGAATAGCATCGATTCGATCCAGTAATTTGGCAACTGGAACCGCTTCGATATTCGCCCGTTCCCGATCCTGCTTGTCTACCGTCTTGACAATCCACTCAATAAAATTAATGGGCAGATCCCAGTACGAGTCCCACCCAAATAGCGGATCGTCGAGACCCGCTTTCTTTAATTTAAGCCAGACCTCTAGCCAATAGTCTCTGGCACTGATGGTATTTGCTTCCCCTCAGTTTCAGAAGTTTCATCAGAAGCCTCCGGTTTTTTACCTCGGTTAGCTTCACACTGGAAAAAGGTGTTGATATCAATCAATAAAGCTCCGAGAGCTAGCGTATGTTCTGCCGTCCATCGACCGTCAAATTCAACACCAAAAGCCGCAGAAAAGTCTTCCGCATTATCGAGAACGTGCTGAGTATCAAGCCGCCGAGAAATAAAATAAGTCCAGATTTCGACATCTCGACTATTAGATTTTTCTGCCGATTGACCGTAGCTAAAATAGCGAAATTTGATAGCAAGAGGAATTTCCTCCTCAGTGATTTGACTTCTAGTAAGACGTTCGATGAAATCTAGTGATTCTTCTTTTGGGATATTAGCATATTCGGCAAATCCATCTGCCGCTTCTAGCGTAAGCTGTAAAGCTTTTTCATTTAAAGTTGATTCAATATCTTGAATCGATATTATTTCCGATGGAGTCAGCGCGTTGTATTTCTTGAATTGCAATCCCCCGATAGAGATTGTTTCTGAGGGAATGGAAAAAACAGCCATAAAAATCTAAAGTGGGAGGAGAGTTAATTTGACATCGGCTTCCGTAACCATGCCAGGTTGGCCGACGAGAGAAGGTGGGAGTTTTACTTGAAAACGTTGCCCTTTCCCTATCAAGATCGCTTCAGAAGGCGTGAAGGGGAAGGTAGTAATCAGCCCAACTAGTAACCCGTCTCCTACTAGTTGGGCATTGACAATAGTGACGGCATCATTTTCGCTTTTAAGGAGACGCATTAAACTGAGAAATATCCATCGATAATGGCCAGACGTAGAGGACTGCTGGCGTGATTGTTTTTGATATAGCTAGCCCGGATATAGAGCGCAGAAAATCCATCATTTGCCGGATCGGTATCTGGTTCAACATACCCTTCGATTTCATGCGGTAAAATCGTGTAAGTTCCGAGTTTCGCCTCGAAATCTACATGTCGGCCAGTTTCGATCTGAACTTTTACTTTTTGCTTGCCTGTCGGACTCAGAGGCAATCGCTCCAGGATTTTAACCTTGGTGGCGACGCCATTGATAGTCGCGCCTGCCTGCAAACTGAAATCATCGCCTATTGGAAAAACTTCATGTGTCAGCGAATTTTTGAAAAAAGTCCCTAAATAGGGAATGTTGGCAACTCCAACCAATCCACTCACGTTCGTTAATGTCGCCGACTGACTCGCAATCTCTTGCTGGATTTGGGTGACGATCGCGGGAGAAAGTCCCGAAGAAGTCGCAGGTGGGGAAATGTTCATTCCAGGGAAATTATTTCCCTGTACGCCACTGGCCGAAGGTTCGTCGTAATTATTAGGCATTGTTTAAAGATGGCATGAAAGCCAAAATGGGAACGATCGATACAAGAAAACTAGATTAGGATTTTAAAACATACCCCTGGACGAGATCGCCGTCACCCATTAATTCGACAGTTTGTTCCACGAATTTTGCGTCGGCTTGCTGTTCGTCGTTCAGAGTAATCGTACAGACTCCCGCACTTAGTTCGTAACGGTGAACGCCTGGACTATCTTCGCCAATCCAGCGATAAGACTCGACCCAAACTTTTTTATTGCTAGCTAAACCATATCGTTTCAGGATTGAAATGCACTTATCGTACATAGCGCTATCGGCTGGATCTCGTGCTAGTCCAAACCCAATCGAACCCGTCCAGGGTTCCATGGTTTCTTGTCGAGAGCCACTTTCAGGGCCAGCGAAAAATTTGACAGAATCGCTGGATTTGTTTGCCTTCATCGACGCATTTCGGCCAGTTGCCAATAAGTGCATCTGCGTGGGCATGTTGAGGATCGAAACAATGTCTTGCAGCCCTTCGGGATGATCGACATTATTGGCATAGGTAACAGTAGGATAAGTCAATCCAATTGCGCCGACGTAAACTAATTTGTTTACGCCTCTGAATAGTTTAGTAGTCATGGTGAGGGCTTTTGATGGTTAGATTCAATTGCTCTGCTCTGTTGGTCTCTGCTTCCAGCAGGCTCTTTTTCTGGATTGCTGGAAATACTTTTAGTAGGGCTTTGTGAGCGGGGGTCGTGCTGTCATTACGATCGTGCTGAACTAATTGGATTCGCCAAATTTCTTCATATCCGTAAGAACCGATAAACGAAATCGATTCGATTGACGGCGGATAAAGAATTACTTCCAGACCAGTTCGGTCTCCCCTCGGAGGTTGAGTGTCTTGATTCTGTCTCGTCCATATTGCCGGAAAATTCAAAGTACCAAGAGTGTAAAAGCCGAGTAGGTTGCTAGCCGATAAGATGTTTGCTACGATGGTATGTAGTTCGTCGATCGTCTTAAATTGCGCCTCAAAATTCGGCATGATGCTTCATCCTTCCTGGCACATCCACGAACGCATCTTGACGTCCCCAATCACCTCCTTTAAATCCCAACTGAAGCCATTCTCTGGCAGGTAAGACAACGAAGCCATTCTCGGTTTCCCGCATCGCCCCTTCGTGAACGTCACCTGCGTAGGGAGCGGTGTTATAGATCGTGGCGTGATTATTTGGCTGCAAGACTATTTCCTACCCATGAAATAATGCCTTCGTATCGATAACGTCACGAGGACTTCCCACCACATCGCCATTTTGCCGAACTGTAGTTCTCGGCCAGGGATAAACTTCGGCAGCGATCGCTTCTCGATTTCCCTGATGGACTTCATCCATCGTCAACTCAAAAGCGTCATTGACTTTGTTGAGGATTGCTTGTTTGTTAAGATTCAGCTTCAAATCTTGCCTCCTTCTTCAAATATTCCCGAAATTTTTTCTCCCAGTAGATCTTCCAACCCAAAAGCGATTAAGCAGGCATTCTGAATGACCGGTCTCAGTTCGAGTTTTCCGTATTTGTCGTTGACTTTTGCCCGAACCATGTCTGTAATTCGGTTGGCTGGTAATTTAGGTGGCTCCCCAGCGGGAGCAATTACTTCTACAACATATCCCTTTACTAAAAAATTGTGATAATTGTAAGGCTGGCCGCCCGGATCGCTCCACTGAGGATGCTGGGAAATCGAAGTAAAAGCTACTTTCAATTCCCATTCCACAGTGGTAATAATCGGATTGTTCGTCGCGGGATCGACACTACTCAGGGCACTCGCTACCGGTATCCAGAGAGTTCCTTCGGCAATTAAATCCAACAGAGTCGCTTTAGAAGGCATTTATTTCAATTCCTCCCCCTATTAGATTTAGTTCTTCCGGAGAATATCCTATTTGCAGCGCCATCTCTCTGGCGATCGCATCCCGCGTATGGGAAATTGCACAACGACTCGCGCGCGCATCCCATTTCAACACATCCGCTTCTATCAATCCTGCCCTCCTTGTGGACAAATCCAATTCGGTAGCCGCTATTTTGCTGAGGTTATCGCTTTGCTCTAAAAGTAACAAAGCTAGCGCGTCGTTATTTTCGGCAGAATCCAGTTTTGTCCACAATCCCACTTTCTCAGAAGGCGGGAAGCGAAGAAATCCGAAGATTTTTAAGCGAGTTGCTTCTGGGATTGGGGTGGGCATCGGGTTGGATTGACAGACTACCCAATTAAAGCAATTTCTCAACCTATTTTCTAGTTGCTGTTTGTAACTTATTGCAAAAAGTCAGCTATAATATAATTGCAGAGTTAGAGGAGGCCGTTTTGGCATTAACAGACTATCAGCTAAATCCCGATCCGAAAGTCGAACTATTTGAAATAGACTGCTCCGGATTAACAGGAAACACAACAGATCGTATCTTTTTCTGCTCCCACGCGATCGGAGATTGTATTTTCCAAGGACAAGCGTACAAACCTTGGGAATTCCTCGCCGAAGGGTACGGCATTCAAGGCAGAGGGCAACTACCCACTCCTACTATCAGACTTAGCAATATAGGAGGAATTGCAAGTCAATTCCTCCAGCAATTCAACGGAGCGAAGTACGCGAAAGTAATTCGCAGGCTGACGCCGACGAGTCAACTTAACGTACCGACTCTCGACTATCAAATGGTTCGTCCACCGGATATTTTCTATATTGCCGGATACAGCGAAACTAGAATCGAAGTGGTTCTCAAACTAAAATCCCATTTCGACTTAGAGCAAGTCAAATGCGGACGAGTAATCCTCAAAAATCAATGTCCGTGGTATTACAAGGATACTAACTGTGGATATTCCGGAAATTTACTAACCTGCAATTATACCTTAAATGATTGTGAATCTCATTTTGGTACTGGCCAACCTTTACCCTTCGGTGGATTTCCTGGAGTAGATGATTTCTGATGTTTAACTCATTCCACAGATATTATTTAGAAAGATGGCTGAAGTCAGAACACAACATTCCCAGTGCTGCTGTCGGTCAAATTTATGACTGGGCTGCTGCCGTCTCTCCTAACGAATTAGCTGGATTGCTTCTCAAAGACGGGACTATTAAGATAAGCAAGCCGGGAACCTCTTTACACTCTTTAGTTAGTGCCGAAATGTTCGTGCCTAACTCATTCGTGCCTAACTCAGAGGACGTCCTATTCCTTTGGCACTCCCACTGTGACAGTAACCCGGCTCGATTTTCCACCGCTGATATCCAAACTCTTCGAGCTTCTCAATACAGCGGAATCGTCATCAATCCTACGAACGATACCTTTGACTATGCCGACAAGGAGGATCGATTGAAATTCCCCCTTGACGGAAGAAATTGGTACTATGGCATCCATGATTGTTATTCGCTGGTTACCCATTACCTCAAACGACACTTTTCACATATTGAGTTACCCGATATTTCCAGGGGTCGCGATCTTGAGTGGCGGTCTAACTCTTTCGCCCCTTTTCAATTTTTAGATCTGCCCGATAAGTGGGGATGGCATTTGTGCCTAGAAGACCCACAATTAGGCGACATTTTTTGCTCAAACAAAGGTCGTCATCTGAGCGTGTTTACCGAATATGGCGGTCGTTGTTTTACACATTATTACGATACACCATGCCAGCTTATTCTCCCGAATAAATTCAGTTTTTCCCTGGGTTCTAGGCTCTATCGATACTTGCCGGAGTAGTTTGATGTCACTGGTAACGCTAACACTTTACGGAGAATTGCAACGTCAGTTTCCCGATTATCCCTCGCAATTAGAAATCGAAACTCCTCAAGAGGCGATCTCAGCATTATCATCGCAAATCGAAGGATTCCACGAATATTTAGTCGTGCAAGCTGAATCGGGAGTATGTTGGCGGGTCGTCGTCAACGATCGTCCTCTTCCGCAGGAAGAAATTAATTGGGTTCTTCCAGAAGGCGCATCTCTAACTATCGCCCCAGAAATCCACTTTGGCGGCGACATCTGGAATGCGATCGTCGGTGCGGGATTGTTCGGAATCTCTATCTTTGTACCGGGAGCTTTAGGCGCTACCCTTTCTTATCTTAGTGGGGGACTGCTAACCCGCTGGTTGGGAGGTCTTTTTCCTCAACCGGGAAACGCCCGCAAAGAAGAGGGATCGTTCTCCTTTGGTTCCCTGGGGGACGATCGGGTGCAAGGACGCATCGTCCCGATCGCCTATGGCGAAATCTGGTATCCCTTGACCGAAGTAATCGGCGGTAAGATCGACACGATCGACACGCCAATTACCAACGCACCCAACAGTCAGCCGATCGTATTCGCTCCGCCCGTCGCTCTAGCAGCAGGATTCTTGCATTCCTTCACCTTCAGATCCTTCTCCACCGGACTGGCAATCGATACAAAGTGGCAAACCGGTAATAACTATGGTACCTTTCTGGAGTTTTGGAATGGAATTTCCCTTTATCGTCTTTACTACAACAATGTCGTTTCTATCTACTTGCCAGATGTAGAACGGAACGGAAGTCGAGCCTCCATTACCAACCTCCAAGAAATGGATCGCAACAGAAACACATTGAATTCTTTCAACCCACCGATTAACGCTCTCTTAGAATATTATGGCACCTAGATTTAAATGGACGGAATTCAATACCGCAGCTACTGACGGCGGACTTTTGCGAGTCAAAGAATGGCTGGACATGACGATCGCCATCGCGGAAGGTCGAGTAGTTGGCCCCTACAGCGGTAACTTCCTCCAAGACCTTTACTTTGAAGGAACCCCAGTGCAATCCGCCGGAAGCACTAACCTAAACTTCAACAATGTCGAAATCGATTTTCGTGACGGCTCTAGCAATCAAACCGCGATGGCTGGCGCTGGAACGATCGCTAATGAAGTTCAGGTGGGAGTAGAAATTAAGAAAAATATTCCCGTAACCCGCTCGTACAACAACACTTGCGACTGGATTGCCATTCGACTCGCCTTCCCCGATGGCATGCGCAAAATTGATAGCAGCAGCGGACAACCCCAAGCCTCCAGCGTCGAATACAAAATCGAAATGCGCCAAGGCATCGCTCCTTTTGCTACCGTCGCCCAAGCCACAATTTCCGGAAGATCCGATGGTTATTACTCAATTACTAAAACTATCCCTATCCCCAGCCAAACCTTGCCGATTGAAATTCGCATATCGAGACTTACCGACGAACCAGTCGATAACTTAACCGTTAACAAAATGTTCTGGTCTGCCTCGACCATTCTCAATGACAAGAAATTAAGATATCCAAATACAGCACTTTTGAGATTGCGATTCCCCGCCGATGCAATTCGTAATGGAGGCGTACCAGAACGGAAACTAAAAGGCCGAGGAAAGAAAGACATCCGCATTCCCATCAATTACGATCCTCTTTCTCGATCGTATACAGGAATGTGGAATGGGCAGTGGAAACAAGACTATACAAACAATCCAGTTTGGGTATATCTCGATCTCTGTACCAATCCCCTCTACGGATTTGGCGAGCGCCTAAAATTGAGTGACTTCGATAAATGGTCGCTCTACAAGATTGCGAAGTATTGCGACGAATTCGTCCCCGACGGCAAGGGGGGTTTCGAGCCGCGCTTCACGTTTAACGCCCTTGTTCGCGATCGCGAAGAAGCCTATAAAATTCTCGAACGGCTGGCGGCAACCTTCCGAGGCATGGTGTACTACCTCGGTGGTACAGTCGTTCTTGACGCCGACATGCCCACCAGCGATACCGGACGAGTATTCGCCGACGCCAATGTCCGTACCGAATTCGACGATCGCGGACGGATGGTACGACCCCCATTCACCTACAACTCGACCGATGAAAGCGGCGACTACAACGTAGCGATCGCCACCTACCGGGACTTTAACGATTTCGACAATCCGAAGACGATCGAGGTTCGAGATGAAGTGGCACTATCTAAAGATCGCCATCGCCGTGCCGTCGAAATTGACGTTTGGGGCTGCAACTCCAAGGCGCAAGCGGAGCGCGTCGCCAAATGGCTATTAATTAGCGCGCGTCTAGAACGAGAATCAGTAACTTTTGGTGTCGGTACCGAAGGTCTCTATGTCGTCCCGGGCGAGAAAGCGATCATCGCCGATTCCGGCAGATCTCAAACCCGCTTTGGTGGTAGAATCTTTACCTCTACAACATCCAGCGTGTTACTCGATCGTCCCGTGGTATTGTCCGCTGGCGTCGAATATCAAATCTGTCTCTGCGAACCCACCCAACCAACTTGGGGCGGTACCGCACCCGGTGAAGGCGGTGGCACCCATGCGATCGCCGCCTACCGCACCGTAACCAATCCACCCGGCACCCACACCGAGATCTTTTTCACCCCACCATTGGCAGCAGCACCGCCAGAACTATCCACTTGGATACTCTCCGGCGAATATACCCCACAGGAGTTCAAAATTACTAGCGTGACCGAAAGTGAAAACGGGTTTGAAATTACCGGATTCGCACACGCGCCAGCCAAATTCGCCGCCTGCGATACACCCGGAAACCTACAGCCAGAAAGTAGCGCCACCGTTCGACGATCGATCCCCCTCGCGCCGATCGCCCTCCGAGTCCAGTCGATCGTCTCCGGGAAACTGACGATCTCCTGGACGCCTCCGCCTCAAGCCGGGATTAGCAAATATCGCATCGAACGGCAGCGCAAAGATGCTCAAACTTGGGAAGCAGTCACCGAGACTGCCTACACCTCGATCGACGATGCTAGCGGCGACGGCGAATTTGTCTATCGCCTTTTCTCGATCGACATCCTCGGACGGATCTCTCTGCCAGTATCGATTTTCGGTTCTTCTCTCCCAAATATCGTCCGCGTCAGTGGGCATTTGGAAAATGGTGCGGTACTATTAGAGCGCGCCGTATATCTCGATCCCGCGAATAGTTATACA